TTACTCCTTAGAGCCACCAAACTTATTACCGATTACTCTCATTGCAGCCCCACGAATAGCATCGACACCGATCAGCCCCACCCCACCACCAATGGCAACAGAAAGCGATTTAGGCCATCCGACATACTCAAGAGCGGATGCAAAAGTCAGCGTCAGAGCGCCACAGAGTAGAATTTCGAGTGTTTTTCGCTTCCAGCCACCACCACCGCCAAAATAGGCAATGCGCAAGCCAGCCATAACGATCGACATAATCACTGCGCCCAGTGGTGTGTCTCCACGCCACCAGCTCTGGACCAACTCCAGCCAGGTATTTGGGTTATGAGGCATTTGTAGTTATCTCTCACCTCGCCGATACAGGAGGTGCAAATTGAGGGAGTACCACGAACCGCAAACCAGAAGCGGAAACGTAAAAGAAGCCGAGCCAATGGATAAGTACTAGATAGACCAAGCCCAACGAATACCAAGGCCCAGAAATGACAAAACCCGCTCGACGGCGGGTTTAAGCTGTGTGGCAAAGTAACCACTCTTAACACGATATAATACTTTTTGCGTACGCGTTAACTTTTTCTGTAGTATTTAGTGTAAGATTCTTCACAAGATAGATACTTTGGAGTACATGATGTAAAGTGCTGTATGCATAAACAGTACAAAGGATATCATGATGAACAAATTAGCACGCTTATTATTAACAGCCAGCTCAATTGCACCTGTTTGCGCAACTCTATTTTTTATTGGATATGTAAAAGATACGGTTTGGCTGATGCAATATAGCTTATGCGTTGGCATAGCAAGTTGGTTATTAGCAATAGGCCTGATTCAATATGCTGAGAAACAACTTGAACCTCTGACAAAAAATATTAGTTCAGTTTCTCCCGCTAACAAAGAAGTAACTAATTATTTCTTAAGCTATTTATTCCCTCTCCTAGGAACAGATTCTATTGCTGAAAATAAAGCATATGCGTTATTCTTTTATTTATCATTGTTATTTTACATCAGCTTTTCCGAGAACTATAACTTTAACCCAGTATTGTCACTTATCGGTTATAAATTTTACGAAGCTGAAGATGACACCGGCGTAGGTTTTGTATTGATTTCTAAATCAGTTATTACTGATATTAAAGATATCAAATTTACAGTTATTCAATTAACAGACTACACATTTCTACATGTTAAAGGATAATAACCATGGCACTTTTTGCAGTAATAGATAATACAATTGCAACGAGAATTGTTAGAGTCGAACTTGATGCAACAGCAAGTACTTCTGTTACGGCCATTTTCCAACAACAGCGTCAATATTTTGAAAGTCATCATAACAATATGATACCATTCTATGCCGGTTATACACCAAAACATAGTGAGTGTTTTGAAATACAAAACTTTACTGATTCTGCACGCCTGATTGACGCAGTCAATAGGCCTACCGCCGTGCCTATCTGGGATCCTAGCCAAATTGATATTGGTTATATTAAAGCATTATTTGTTGGTGTTGACGCGCCAGCAAACCCCAATATTATTGCACTACAAACTTTCAACAAAAAACAAATCTTAGATACCTCAAAATCATTCTTTGGAAAGCTTTTTGCAAGCAAAACTACCTTTAGTAAAGCTAATAGCATCGGTTTTAATGTTGATGATAAACTAGTTGCAATAATTATCAATGATACAATACGATTTAAGAGTTTCTTTAATCTAAGAAGCATTTTTGACATGTCGTCCTATTTTTCTGCTGCTACTGACCAAGAACTTAATGCATTTAGTCAACTTAGTGTATTTTCTACTCCCCAAGGTTTTGATCTAAAATCCGTTGCAGATACAGTGATAAGAAATAAAGTAACACTAATAAATCAGACTGGGATGCTAACACCCCAAAATATGTCAAAGTTTAAATCCGAAGCTGCTAAAGTTAATTTCCCCTTACAAACCATAATAGTTGGCGGTGTTGAGAAAATTGTCATGCCTTCATCAAAAAAAGAAATAAAAGCCCTTCTTGACTTTCTTGAGGAAGACATTTGGGTTTCTGGAATAAGTGGAAGACGCTTTAAATCGAATTCAAAGCGCCCAATATAACTAGAAGACAGTTAAGAATAGTTAACAGGCAAGAGTGCAAACAATGCCTTCAATGAAACCAAGCGATGTTTGCAACTCTTTCCTGATAGTCCCATCCGAACACTTTCTCTTCTTAGCAATGGCTCGCAATGAAATCCCTACCACAAAATGGGCTATAACTAACTCATACTCTTCTGGTTTGTACTTTCTTAATCTAGCTACGCACCCATCGATCATGAGCCCCTCATCATCATCACACTGAATCCGGGACTTTTTGCCATGAGGTAAAAGCCCCTTGAAGCCAGCGGCTACCGGTTGCCAGTCCACTCCGCTATTGTCTGAAGCAGCCCAAGCTCCCCAACGATCCATCACTTCATACATATCACGCATCAACTTTCTCCACAAAATCAGGCCAGTACGCCAATTGCCAGCGCACGATCGATAAAACGAAATATCAGCTCCAGCTGAGAGCCATACTTCTCTTCAAATGCCACGGTATCCGCATGCAGCTCGTCGTGATGCTTTCTGCACAAAGGCAACACAAAGAGGTCATGCGCTTTTGTACCCATTCCACCCTGACCGTGGCCTATCAGATGGTGGGGATCATCAGCAGGCTTTCCACAACATGCACACGGCTGTGTCTTAACCCAGCGCGTGTACTTTTCATTAACCCAGCGGCGGCTTTTTGGGCGTAACATAAAAGACTCCGGCGACTCCGGATCCACTTTCAGCGCCAGCACCTTTTTCGCTTTATCCAGGATGATGCTGGTGGCAGGAACCGAAGGCACAAGGTCACTTTCCCGGGTGACAGACGGCACAACAGGTTTCGGTAATCTCAGCGCCTTACGGGCTGCGCTTTCAGGTAAGGCATCCGCCAGGTCATTACGAATCAGCCACCAGCACAGTTCCGGCATTGTCACGGCATGGTTATCATCAAAATCGAGATCCCGACGGACTACAGACAACACCCAACGGGCACAGTTATCCGTTGCCATTGATTCCAGCCGCTCCGTGAACTGATCACGTAACTGATTATCGCAGTGCCAGCACAGACGGATTGCACCCGGCGCGTGTCGCATTGTGGTCATGTTCTCGCTGTGCCAGTCGGAATGAGGCCACTGGCAGCCTTTTTCACGAAGTAACCAGCTTTCAAGACATTCCAACCCACCAGCACGACGAATCACTGCCTCATTACGGAACACGGCCCGAACGGCAGGATCATCCGCCAGCGGTTGTGATGCCGCCGGAACGGCACCACTGGCGAAAGATGAATAACGTTCCGGCTCAGGCTCCAGCAGGACACGCCCCTGCATAAACAGGGGCATCAGCTCTGAACCTGGCCTGAACAATACGATCCCCATACGCGGGGCAATTTCAGGGGTCAGTAGCGCTCTCACGGTCACCTCAATGAACGGTATCGAGCAGCTTTAACAGCTCAGGGAACCGGGATTCGAAGAAATGCGGCTGCGTCTCGCGCGGATTTGCGGGACTGGTGATGTTCTTGCCGAACATGCAGCCTTTCGCCGTCAGCGACCAGAATTTTTTGATGTTGTTAATCGCAGTGCGGCTGTATCGTTCACGTTGTTCAACGATCCCCAGCTTCGCCATCTGGTGATATGCCTGATTAGCTGTCAGGCGGATACCATACTGCTTCAGCAGTGCACTCAGTGACAGCGTGGGGCGGCTTGAGCCATCAGGCGCGTCAGCAGGAGCATCAATGGCATAGCGCGGTGCCAGATTCGGTAAGCCAACAGCCTCCTGGAGTTTCTGACAGGCACCAAGCACTGAAGAGTTAGACAGGTTTAATTCCCGGCGCATAAAGTCCAGCAGAATCACACCAGCCTGCATCTTGTCAGCAGCCTGTCCGGATAATTTTTCCGGTGCGCTGGTTACCATGTCGAAAGTACGGATCACCTTCAGATGGAATGACGGGCTTATCCACATTGCATAGGCATACACCAGTTCTTTGCAGACATACGTCCCCTGGTTATTTCCGCCACGAATAACGTTAACTGGCTCTATATTGACCGAGTTGCAAATCTGCAACTCGCTTATTAAACGTTCAGTTTGCTCATTGCGGAGCCAGAATGCAGGCTTATGCTTATCCAGAGAACCGGCAGCCCTGTGCAGATCGTTCAGGCTGTAACGACCATAAGCATCACGACGAACTTCAATACCATCAATGACCATCAGATTATTCATACTTCGTTTCTCCTCTTGATCAGGCGGCTGCACCCGCCGTTTTCTCGTACTTACTGATGGTGATCTCGACCTTCCCTTTCGGGATAACCGGTCCCCACTCCACCAGCATTCTTTTCACCTGTCTGTCGTCTTCCCACACACCCGCGTGGGTCAACGCGTCAAACAGCGCCTTGTTATAGTTGTCCAGATCGCGGATCCGGTTATCCGGAGGAAACAACACGATCTCCACTGAAGCAGGTGCCGACGTTGGTTTTGGCAGACGACGTAACTGCTCAACTATTGCTGCGCACGCCGCGCTCTGAAATTTTCGCCCCGCCGCGCTTATCAGGCTCTTACCAGCAAATGCCCCTTTGTTGGGGTGTCGCCAGTACGTGTTCACGCTGGGCGGGAAAGGCAGGATCAGCTTCATACTTTCAGGCCTCTCTCATGTAACCAGTGGGTTGCACGCAGCCTGGCGTTTTCCTCACCGGCAAGCAGTGAGCGGATAATCCCGACCGCCTCGCTGTCGTCGTCCTTCACCGCGGTATGAAGAGTGATACCCCGGGCCACGCCACGCTTTATCGTGATGACGCCTTTTTTCTCCAGTGCGCGAAGATGTTCCACCGCTGCATTCACTGAACGGTATCCCAGCATGGTTGCCACCTCCTGATTGGTTGGCGGGAAGCCACGTTCTTTCTGGTAAGAAATCAGCATATCCAGCACCTGCTGCTGGCATTGAGTTAACGTCGTCATGCCGCCATCTCCCTGACCAGTTTTTCCGCCTGCTGGCGAACCTGCGCCAGAAACGCCTCACCACATGCCTCAAGTTCATCGCGCCCGATGTAGCTGATTGCCGGTCCCTTCCAGGTCTTGTCGAAAACAGCAATAGCACCAGCGAAGAAAGCGCCTGTCGGCACCTGCTTCTCGTCCTTCGGTATAAACCAGGCAGGCAGTTCAAAACCAATACGCCCGCGAATAAAAGCAATATGATCTGCATCTTCCGGCCACCACACTTCGCTGGTGGCCGCTTTGATCAGGAAAACATAGCGCCCGCCCTTATCACGCATGGCACTGGCATGTTTCATGATGTAACGCATGCCGGTGATGTATTGCCCCTCATGCTGACTGGCGCGGCTGTATGGGGGATTACCAAAGGCAGCACCTTTAAGCTCCGCAAGACGTTCTGACCAGTCATGCGCCAGCGCGTTATCTTCCGCCGTGTAATACGCGGCACATTTGGCGTTATCACCGTCAGTAAACAGATCCAGAACAAACGGGCCAAACAGTGTGTTAATTCCCCAGAAAATGTTGTCCGGCGTGCGCCACTGATCGCCCACTTCCTTCAGTTCATGGGCTGGTTTGTTCCGCAGTTCCACCAGTGCCTGACAATATTTATTACTCATTAAGCCCCCACGTAATTCCCTGACAGATACCACTCTTCACCCGATGCTGCGCGCTTGCTGCTTTTCTGTAAGCACTGCTCACGACGCGCCAGAAAATTGTTTCGTTCTGGCTGGGAGTGGCTTTCACGGAATGCCGCCATCCACACCGTTGCAGCACGACGGTATAAGCCCCTGGACTCCAGTTCTTCAGCCTGGCGGGTCAGGCACAAAATCACCCGGGGATCGTTAGTGCCGACATAGAAATTGCGCACAGGTCTAGTTTCACGAACTGGTTGTGGTTCCGGCTCCTGCGCTCTCTCAGTCAGGCGCGGGAAATGTCTGCGTGTATCTCCTTCACAACGGTGAGCCACACGCCCACTCTGACGTAACTTGCTTGCTGACTGCAGAACGCGCTGTCGTGAGTAACCTGCAAAAGCATCCGCAATGTCTCCGGAAGTACACCCCGGATGGGCTTCAATGAATTTCTGAACTTCATTCAAAAGACTCATAATCACCCCCTGAATCCTGCCGGGATCTGGCTGTAGTCCACGTTGTCGTAACTGGCTTTGAAGTACGGGTCTTCGCGTTTTTCTGTGTGCGTGCTGACGGACGGCGATAAGCGCAGGGAAAGCTCATCCCATTTTTCCCGCAACTTCGACGGGCTGAGCACGTTACGGCACCAGAACGGATCGCGGCTGACGCGGCTGTACATCTCGCAGATTTGTTTGTGAGTACGACCATCCTGCACACACATCAGGCGAATTTCGTTTGCCCAGGCTGTCCAGTTAGGTTCTTTGGGACGAACCACCTCGCCGTCACATTCGGCGGCCTGCTCGTACAGGGCGATGATTTTTTTCCAGAGCCACTGTGCGCAGGTCAAATCATCCTGCGTTCCCCACTGGCGCTTTTTAGGGCTGAATACAACCGCATCAGGATGGCGAGTTAAAAAATCCTGTTCATCCATCTGCGTGTCCGGTTGCGAAGCGTCCGGACGAGAAGGTTTTTTATCTGATGGATCATGTTTTGATTTTACTGACGGATCCCCGCCAGATTCTGACGGGTGAAAACCCGCTTTTTTGCCAGATTTCGACGCATCAAATTTTGACGGGTCAGATTTTGATGCGTCAGATTTTGACGGGTCAGAATCTGACAGTTGAGAAAATGCCGCTGCCTGAAGCTTCGCAACGTTAAGCTGATAAACATTCGACGCATTGCGGTTACCCTGGCGACGCGCCTTACGCGTTAACCAGCCTTCTGCTTCCAGCCGTGCGATAGCCGTTCTGACGGTACTCATCCCCGCGCCAATCTGGCGGGCAATGGTTTCAATTGATGGCCAGCACACACCTTCGTCATTACTGAAATCAGCCAGGCGGGCCATAATTGCCACGCTGGATAATTTCATGCCTGACGCAGCGCAACCATCCCATACATAGCCGGTTAATTTAGTGCTCATGACCGACCTCTATTTCCCTGAATTTACGACGAAACTGTTCGAGCGGACTGAAGCATTCATGCTCATAGCCTTCGCGGAGGTAGATAACCCGTTGTGTTTCCGGCTCCCAACGAATGACTCTGACGGGCACTCCGTAGTGATCTTTGAACCAGCGGTTAACTTGTCGCAAAGGACTGTCTCCTTCTGCCGGTTGAAATCACCCACAGCCCACTCTGCAAAGCTGTGGGTTACAATTTCCCTGTCACCTAGTACATTCACTGCATAGCAATATTCCACCTTCGCTTTTCCACCCGGTACAGGAAGCGCAATCAGTTGCGAGCGACGGTAGTGTGTTGTTAAACTGTTCATGCGTTAGTTTCTCCACAACCAGAAGCAATCGACGCCACGACGCCCGGAGCTGCACACTCGCGGGCGTCATTACTTTCTGAAATGCAAAAAATTTTGTAGACAAGTGCTGCATGCTCCTGCAGCTTCGAAATTGAGAGATACAGCTCGTCGTTAATTGCTGTCTTCTCATGCGGTTCCACTACACCGTCTTCGATTGCTGAACGAATCTGTTTTGAATAACTGCCGATCTGTTCAATGACTTCCAGCAGACGCTGGTTAATATCGGCGTTGTCCACATCCTCGACGTCAGGAAGAGACACAAAGACGCCATTTGCAGACTGCGCCACAGCATCAGCAATGAAATGAGTGCCACCAGCACGCTGTAAAACCATTGCCCATCCCAGCGGGAAAATCTGATCGCCATCTGCACGAAGGCGGTTGAATAAAGCGTTTTCTGTTACATCGAGCCAGTCAGCCGCTTCAGCGTAACCACCCGGCAACGCCGCGATAGTTTTTCTGACAGCTTTCACGTACCACTCAGGCTGTTTTTCTATTTTCCAGTGATGCTTACCCACGATTAGCCTCATCGTTCTGTGGTTAAAAATTGAAAGTGTTCTGCTAATCTTTCGGATAGATATCCGGTCTTAAGTCAGATTTCGTAATTGCACCTGACGTGCATTGCTCAAGTTTTTTAGCCAGCACAAAACTGGCTTTTTTATAGCCATTGAAAACCAGCCGTAAGTAGCCAGGTGTTGAGCCAACTTTTCCGGCCAACTCGCCCTGCTGTTCTTTGGTTAAAGAGTCCCAATACGCTTTCATACAATATGTACCTCCGGTATACATATTACATGATTGAAATGAACCTTCAAGATACTTGTACCTTAACGGTACAAGGGTTTTAATTTCGTTATGAAAACAATCCATGACATCCGGCGGTCTAACGCCAGAAAACTGAGAGATGGTGTTGGCGGGAATTCTTCCTTTGCCACTATGATTGATCGCGAGCCAACCCAGACCAGCAGGTTTATGGGAGATGGTGCTACTAAAAATATCGGTGACAGCATGGCACGACACATCGAAAAATGTTTCGACCTGCCTGTCGGATGGCTCGATCAAGAACACCAGACAACGAACATCACAAAAAAACCTGATGTTTCAATCACTAATAAACAAATCACATTAGTCCCTGTCATATCATGGGTACAGGCCGGAGCATGGAAAGAAGTTGGATATTCTGAGGTTGATTTGAGCACAGCAGAAACGTATCCCTGCCCTGTACCCTGTGGGGAAATGACTTATATCTTGCGGGTGATAGGTGATTCAATGATTGATGAGTACCGCCCGGGAGACATGATTTTTGTCGATCCTGAAGTACCTGCCTGCCACGGTGACGACGTTATTGCATTGATGCACGATACAGGTGAAACCACCTTCAAAAGGTTGATAGAAGATGGGACACAGCGTTATCTCAAAGCGTTAAACCCAAACTGGCCTGAGCCTTACATTAAGATCAACGGTAATTGCTCTATAATTGGAACTGTGATTTTCTCAGGAAAACCAAGAAGATACAAAATCAAAGCCTAATCAATGTTTATGAACCTGCTTCGGCAGGTTTTTTTATACTTGACAATGTACCTTTGGGATACATAATGTGCCCAAGAGAAACAACAAACAGGCAGGACGCCCACGAAGTAGCCGCCTGGAGCATATGAAGTCTAGGATGATTCGTTAGCAACAAAAAAGCGCCCTACAGGACGCTTAGCTCTTTAACAATCAGGTCCCCATCAACAAGTAACTGATAACTTGAGGAGGTGTGAAATGCACAAAACAGAACCAAAAATCGTCGCGCCCGGATACACAAATGAGGAAATTTACGAGTGGATGGCAAAGAAGCTGGCAGCTATAAACCAGCTTCGTGAAGTGCTGTCTTATCGACAGGAAACAATAGACTCCTTAAAAAAACTGGATCAGGAAATCACGGTTTTATCACAGGATGTTACTTTAGATATTGTGCAGACAAATTAGGATCCCATTCATTTTCGTCAAAATCATCAAAGTGATGAATTTGTGATCTCCAGTCTCGATAATCTAAAAATTTCTGGGCGGTTACGCTTATTTTATCAAGCGTGAGTTCATCCTGAATTGAAAGAAGAAGTTCATCAAATTTCATCTCATTAATCTGTTTTGGCATCCAGTGATGCTTCATCAGAATAAGGTGAACCAGAGCTTTTTTCCCATTCAACTGATTATAGGGAGTGCCGAATTTCTTCCGGTGCTCATGTAAGACAAGGTCCAGAAGAGTAAGTAATGTTGCTCTTGATTCAACTTTGCTTATTTCGACTGATGACACTACCCCACTGATTTCAATGCCCCGATACTTTCCAACATTTTCACAGTGGGATTTGTACAGCGTATAGATATTACCGGACATTTCTTTTCCTTTTGCGTTGTTGGGGATAACCAGATTAACCGAATCCTTGTTGTTGGGAAATAACCAGGTCCACCTCGCCTGATGTGGCTAAAAGCAGGCACATAACAGCTAAGTATTTTCAACCAGAGAGAATCCTTAGCGTTGTGGTGAATGCGGCTCAGCGCACGCGGGTTAAGGTTGAGGCTGACAGTCGACCTTCTGTGGATACCCACCCGCCTGGTGTGCAACCTTCGCCAGGCACCGGGAGGCACCCGGCACCACAACTTTATGCTGCGTGTAGTCTTGGCGGTACCAGCTTTTACCCTTGCTTCCGGCTGGTACCGTCCTTTTTACAAAACAGAGAAGAGCATTACCGGACGACGGGCTCATAACTCAATCCATCCGGGCGGCTGCCACCGCAGGTGTTCTTCTCTGTTTTGTGGAGAAACTAATCGGCTTTGCAGGGTCGATATGATGAGGAGCAGCAAAATGGCTAGCGAACGCAGTACTGATGTGCAAGCATTTATCGGGGAGCTGGACGGCGGCGTATTTGAAACCAAAATCGGCGCAGTTCTCAGTGAAGTCGCTTCCGGTGTGATGAACACGAAAACCAAAGGTAAGGTCTCACTCAACCTGGAAATCGAACCATTTGATGAGAACCGTGTGAAAATCAAACACAAACTCTCATATGTTCGCCCGACTAACCGCGGGAAAATTTCTGAAGAAGACACCACCGAAACGCCGATGTATGTCAATCGCGGTGGTCGCCTGACAATTCTGCAGGAAGACCAGGGACAATTACTGACTCTTGCCGGTGAACCTGACGGAAAACTCCGCGCAGCAGGTCATTAATATCGTTCTTAATTAACTGATTATTTATCTCATCACTGAATATCTTTATATAGTGAGGACTTATTATGTCTCAGAACTTAGACGCAACCGCAATTAATCAAATCCATGCTCTTATTTCTGCTCAGGGTGTTAATGAAATTATCAGTAAGATTGGTGCCGATGCTGTGGCATTGCCTGAGAATTTCCGCATTCATGATCTGGAAAAATTTAATTTAAATCGCTTCCGTTTCCGTGGTGCGCTTTCCACTGCCAGCATCGATGACTTTACCCGTTATTCTAAAGATCTTGCAGATGAAGGCACCCGCTGCTTTATCGATGCTGATAATATGCGTGCCGTCAGTGTGCTTAACCTGGGTACTATTGATGAACCAGGTCACGCAGATAACACCGCCACTCTCAAACTGAAAAAGACAGCACCGTTCTCTGCACTGTTGTCTGTTAACAGCGAGCGTAACTCCCAGAAGTCACTGGCAGAATGGATTGAAGACTGGGCCGACTACCTTGTGGGTTTTGATGCTAATGGTGACGCTATCCAGGCAACAAAATCGGCTGCGGCTGTCCGTAAAATCACGATTGAAGCAAACCAGACCGCTGATTTTGAAGATAATGACTTCAGCGGCAAACGCTCCCTGATGGAGTCTGTCGAAGCGAAGACCAAAGACATTATGCCAGTGGCATTTGAATTTAAATGCGTTCCGTTTGAAGGTCTGAAAGAACGTTCTTTTAAATTACGCCTCAGCATTATCACTGGCGATCGTCCTGTACTTGTTCTGCGCATTATTCAGCTGGAGGCTGTGCAGGAAGAAATGGCTAACGAATTTCGCGATCTGCTTGTTGAGAAATTCAAAGACAGCAAAGTAGAAACCTTTATTGGTACTTTCACCGCCTGATTTGATTACTGCAAATGCCCCTGCGGGGGCATTTATGGAAACGTAATTAACTCAATAATCGCCGGATGGTGAGGGCTTCCTTTTACCAGAATTCAGTGCGGTGCAGCGCAAATAACGTGGAGAACAAAATGTCATTTATTAAAACTTTTTCTGGGAAGCATTTTTATTATGACAGGATAAATAAAGACGACATCGTTATTAACGATATCACGGTTTCCCTTTCAAATATCTGTCGCTTTGCAGGACATCTTTCACACTTCTACAGCGTCGCCCAACATGCGGTGCTTTGCAGCCAGTTGGTGCCGCAGGAATTTGCTTTTGAAGCGTTAATGCATGATGCAACAGAAGCATATTGCCAGGATATCCCCGCACCACTGAAACAACTTCTTCCTGACTATAAACGGATGGAAGAAAAAATAGACGCCGTAATCCGTGAGAAATACGGGTTACCTCCTGTTATGAGCACGCCTGTGAAATATGCCGATCTCATTATGTTGGCAACCGAGCGTCGCGATCTCGGGCTTGATGATGGCTCTTTCTGGCCTGTGCTGGAAGGTATCCCGGCAACAGATATGTTCAAAGTTATTCCACTGGCACCGGGCCATGCCTACGGGATGTTTTTGGCACGCTTTAAAGAGTTACATACGATACATAAACAATCCTGACAGTGAAATTAACCAGTGAAATAGTTTTGTAGCAAAAGAAATGAGGTTATCAAAAATGCTTCAAATGCTGACACTTGAAGAATGGGCTTCTGAAAAATACAGAAGTAATCCTCCAAGTGTGTCCACATTGCGTCGTTATGCTAAGCAGAATTTATTTTGTCCACCGGCCATGAAACAAGGCCGGTTATGGCGAGTGCGTGAGGACGCCGAGTTAGTTGGAGAGCTGGTAACACCAGTAATTAAGAAAAATGACTCATTACTTTTGCAACGGATTTTGAGTGATGGCAGCCAGACCGCGTAAAAATAATGTTTCGGTCCCTAACTTATATCCGCTTTATAGTAGGAAAGTAAATAAAGTCTATTGGCGGTATAAGCATCCAGTAACAGGGAAATTTCATGCGCTAGGAACGAACGAAACCGAAGCCATCGCTATTGCCACTGAAGCCAATACGCGACTGGCTGAACAAAGAACTCGGCAGATTCTGGCCATCAGTGACAGGATAGCAACCAGCAAAGGGAAAGCAATCACAACGTCAACCTGGTTAGATCGCTACCAAGCGATCCAGGATGACCGACTGAAAAGTGGTGATATAAGACTCAACACTTATAAGCAGAAAGCCAAACCAGTATCCTTACTTAGGGAACGAGTAGGAATGAAGTTGATCTCAGCCGTTGATGTCAGAGATATAGCACAATTGCTTGACGAGTATATCGCTGCCGGGCAGCCGAGAATGGCGCAAGTCGTAAGGTCTGTATTGATCGATGTATTTAAGGAAGCACAGCATTATGGCGAAGTTCCGCCAGGGTATAACCCTGCTCTTGCGACGAAGCAACCCAGACGGAAAATCACCCGTCAACGCCTCAGCCTCGAAGAATGGAAAAAAATCTTCGATATCGCAGATGCCAGTCATCGTTACATGGGAAATGCCATGCTCCTAGCATTGGTCACTGGACAGCGTTTGGGGGACATATCTAAAATGAAATTCAGCGATATTTGGGATGACCATCTACATGTCGAACAGGAAAAGACTGGAAGCAAAATCGCAATTCCTCTTTCTCTTCGCCTCAATACGATTAACTGGAGTTTACGCGATATAATAGCCCGCTGCCGTGACTATGCAGTCAGTCCATACCTAGTGCATTTTTTCCGTTCAACTTCACAAGCAGAACGTGGGGCACAGGTTAAATCCAATACATTGACGATGAACTTTAGCAAAGCGCGAGACTTGGCCGGAATTGATTGGGGTGATGGAACTCCAGCAACTTTCCATGAACAAAGATCTTTATCTGAGCGCCTTTATAGGGAACAAGGGATTGATACGCAAAAACTACTCGGACATAAATCTCCTAATCAGACAGCTAGATATCATGATGATCGTGGAAAAGATTGGGTAACTCTAGCAATTTGATTTTTATATTTTTATTAAAAATTAAAAAATTCAGACGCATCATATCAAAAATTTATTAGTAAAATAGATAACTAATATTTTTCTTGGGGGGAGGAGCCCCCCGCACATTATATTGAAGATTAATAACTGATATATCATTTCTTAAATTTAAGAATTTCTTTTAAGGCTTCTACTATATTTTTATCCCCATCCATGCTAATTTTCTCCTTCTCAAGAGAAACCGTAGTCTGCCCTTTTTCAAGAACAAAATTACGTTCTGTAGCCATGAGATTTTTAATAACCTCACCCATTAAGTCTTCGTTTCTAATGCCCTTAAGAAACTTTATCGCCAAAACTTTGGAATCGATATTGGTAAGCTCATTTTGAAAATACTTGACCTCATCAAAACCATTTTTGTACAACTTCAAGAAGAAATAAGCAAATAGTTCAACGACAATTACAAATGATAATTTGGGGGCCATGTGAAGTATATATTCAAGCTTATCATTTGTGTTAATAGCATTTGTAACTGAATATCCAAGGTAAAGTATCCCACAAAAAGCAATAAATGCACCTAAAACCAGATTAACCCCACCACGTCTATTTAATCTATTTATTTCATTTTCTAAACGATATACAATATCATTATAGTGTTTACTAATTTCTATTTGATTTCTAAACGAATTTATATCATTTTTCAAACTTAAATCTGCAGCCAAGAGAGTATTGCCTACAATCTTTTTTTTAGCATTATCGATCAACTCTTGCCTTTCTTTTGATGTGAGTAAAACACCATTTAAATCTTTCGAATCATTTGTAACTAGTTGATTAAACTCTTGCTTTAAGGAGTCTAATTCTGACTTTAACTCTTCATATGAGTTAACATTCTTGTTTTTACTTTCACCTATTCCTTTATTAACATAATTTAATAAAAATGCTGCCATAAAAGTTAAAATCAGAGTTGCAATAAAGAAACTATTTTCATCTTGAAGTATTTTAGCAACAGTGGAAAAATAACTTACGAGAAGAGGCTGAGCATTATAAAGCCCCATTCCTAACAAAACTGCAATTGCCGTACCTAAAACGAACCTTACTTCTTGTCTTTTTAGTAACCTATTCATTATGACACCATATGTTATTATTTAACGTTTTATTAAATTCAAAATACTGCCCGAGATTTTAATACTCATAACAAAATAAGAATTAATATACAAAATTTTTCATACTACAAGCAAGGCTTTGATAAATTGTTTTGATAACGATTTGATAACCGTTAGAAATCTAATAATAAAAACGGGAGCCATCAGACTTCCGTTTTTGATAACCCGGAGCCTAGATTTGGCTACCCCAGCAGGAAGATGCAACGTCCACGATTGTCACAAATCAGGCTGGCTCGAGGCAGAATGGCGACTGTGAGGGAGAAACGAAAGTTCACACTCGTTCTCACTGCTGATGGGGGGTTCACTAACAATCTCAAGCACTAATTAATGGACGAAACTCTACACAAAGCCCCATTTTGTAGGAAAACTGGTAACGGATTAGTAATACTACCCGGCCAGAACATGACCGACCGGGTAAAAAAATATCCTGACGCTACTAAGCCTTTAAGATTTGACTAACCTAGTGCTTACATTATAGAGAACTGCTTATGCCTTCTAAATTATAGAGTAAAAATACTCACCACTAAAATACAACTTGCTTCCTTAGTAAATCACCTCTAGCATTTGAGTAATATTCAGTCGAATTGCCAGTAACTTCCCGGAGTACTTCTGTTACAAGGTTATTTAGTATTCCCGTAAGTTTAAGAAACTCTCCATATGAATTAGGTTTCTCAAATATCTTTCTGGTACCGTTCGGCACATCGAGCTGCATTGCAGCATCATGATCCTGGGCTAAGTGATTTAGCCAGCGGTGAGTCTCAACAAGTACAGCAAGTTCATAGTATGTACTATGACGGAGATTATTAGCATCTGCATGGTACATTAGTGAAGCAATATCATAGCTGCTTAGATCAATACTCGAACCTTCGTCTCCACTGTCTGCTTTCAGGGTTTTGAGCATGCGAATTGATTTTCTTAATCCACCATTGCATTGATCGCATTTGTCTTTGATACGTTGCATGTGGAGGAACGGTTCATTGTAGATACGCTCTCGTTTGTTTTTATCAATTATGGTAACTCCACGATGTTCTTCTTTTTTTGTGAGTTGGTACTCTTTCGTATCCCACCATATGCCTGGCACTACATCAACTTCTCTTTGAAGACTCCCCCCCGTTATTCTCAAGGACTTGGCGTTATTATCGTCAACCTGAGCAGCAGGAAATGTCATTTTTAGAGCATCTCGAGCTGCACGCCTAAGTTCAATGATGACGTCTCGGCCATCTTTCTCAGCTGCACTATAGCTGCCAACTCCACCGCTATCATACATAAGCATCTGAGTATCAATAATTAAAAGATCTACATCACTGAAACCTTTGATATGGATATCTAGGGGAACAGAACCTTGTACCCGAAAATCTAGGTTTAGGTCTAATTTCTTAGTCAGCTGATTTTCAATACGATACGCGGTTTCGAATGAGATCTCTGTATAGCGGGGGTCAACTGGTTGCATCGCACCAATGACATACCGGATAGCTGAATCGTCTCTTCCTCTAGACTCCCAACTTTCATTAAGCTCAAGAGCATCTTCAAGCAATGCATATTTTTCAAGGCCATCATATCTTTGATTACTCATTGATTCTGTGGCTACTCGCAACTGATCATATGTCCCTTTACGACGTGACTTCATGCGTTCAATACGCGAACTATATGATGAATTAGACAT